GATGCTCCAAATACTCCTGAAATGTAGGCTCTAACCCCCATTGTCCTTCGTATCCGTAATCTCTAAGTTGCCAATAAGGAGGGCTTGTTATTACGCAATCGATATAGTTGTCCGGTATTCGTGTCAGCGTATCCAAGCAGGGCTCATTGTAAATCCTATTTTCTTCTATTGTTTTCATACTTTTACTTTGATCTTTAATTTTGCGTGAATAGCCACCAGAAGGACTGCGTCTCTCACGTCCTGATTGCACCGATTGATCGGATCCAGTCCGTTGTATTGAAGTATATAGTTCAGCTCTTCGTGCGTTATCTTCCCGTCGCGTCCTTTCCAACCCTTATTGAAAGGTTTCTGCTCTATAACCTCAAGCCCGTAATACTTTGCCATCTCTACGATATGCCTGCCGGTTTGGTGATTGCTCCCGACATTCTTTGCAATCTTCTGCGCTCTTACCCCATTTGGGCCGTGATAGTTGCTCTTCTCGTTTAGCCATCCCGCCTCGACCACCACCAGAACATCGCCCGGAAGCGTTGCAAGCAAATACAGTTTCTCGAGTAGCTGTGGAAATGGAAGTGCTTCTGCCGAAAGTTCATGATCACGGTATATACATATACCGCTTCTTACCGTGTCCGGATCGATACCGACAATTATTTTATTTGGTTTGTCCATCTGTAATTTTGTTTTCCCTTTTCGGGAGATTAATGTTGATTGATAAAAATGCTTACGCTGTTGATTGTTTGTTTGAAGGATATTTTCCCCTCGTTTTTGAGCCTTTTAAGCTCGTCTCTCAATTCTTGTTCCGTCATGTCACATAAACCCACAACATCCTCCAGCATCGCGCAATGCGGAATCCTGCGTTCTTTTTTCTTCTCTTCGATCAGATATCTTATTGCCTCCTCAACTGTCATATTTTATCTTTATTAAATGTTTTATCTATCAATATCCGGTGTTATTCAGTTTTAACTGCTCCTTCTCATAACTCAAAATAGATCTCAGTACGTCTTGTTGATGCTTACACGTTGCGTTTATTCTATCCAACATATCAACAAGATATGCTTCATCCTGCGCTATACTGTCAAGCAATGCGTTCTGTGCCGTCGCTGATAGATAGTTCTCCTTTGCTATGGCTACAATAGTTTCCGATATTTCGCTTGCGCGTTTCTGCCTGTACATCTTCTTAGCCTCTGCAAGCATATAGCCCGATCTGGCCTGATACACGCTGATCCGTTTCAGTCTCTCTAAAACCTCTTCGGGATTATCGGAGCATTCTATTTCGAGATAACGCTGCATTTCGCTCACCTCTTTCTCTATTTTTTCGTACCTTGTCATGTTAATAAGGATTATTAGTCAGCTCGATTTTCATTCCCGGATCGGCTATCATTATGTTCTTACCCGTTGCTTTTTCAAGCGTATCTACAAACTCTTTCCTATCCGAGTTAAACTTGCTAAGATGAATAAGAACTATGTTATACACGGTTGTAAGATCGTGTAGCAATAAGAACTTTGAAACAGTTTTAAGCTCCATGTGCGTGGTCATAAGTCTTTTCCTCATTGCAGGATCGGTGCTCCCATTCTTAATGGCCTCATCAAGTGCATCGTCTGAATAATTACATTCAACAAGAAAATGATTCACTTCTTTGAACTTTGTATCCATCATGAAGCTATCCGTAAGGAAAAGCAAATAACCCATATCCGGATGATGGATGTAATAGCCCAACGTCGGCACATCGTGAAAAGCATTAAAAGGCAAAACTCTAAAATTTCCTACTTTTATCATTTTCCCTGCTATTACCTCTGTTGTCTGTTTCAACTTTTTTGTATCTATCACGTGCCTGTTTGCAAACATAGGGAATGTTTTTTCGTACATGGCAGAGTATTTGCTATGATCCCCGTGACCGTGCGTTACAAAGCACCCTTTCACCTTTTTCGTATTAAACGAAAGTGCTTGTTTGGCTTTAGTAGGATGAACGCCAGCCTCCAGGATAATAGCCTCGTCGTCGGACTGAATTATGTATCCGTTACCCGACGACGAGCTACCCAATATCGTTATTTCCATCATTATTGTTAATATGGAGGTTCCTCCTCTTTTTTCTCTTCTTCCTGATTTTCTACGGACGTATCATCTTCCATACTAATTTCTTCGGCGACAACGTCTTCAATTGCATTGTCTCGTTCTGCACGGATATCCGTTTCGATATCCTGTGCAATAGCCGACTGCATTTCGATGGATAGATAACCGTACTTAGACAGAAGCTCCCGAAGTACAGTTTTTATCGCCATAGAATCAAAATCGCCGAGCCATCCTATGCCGGAAGGCTCTTTTCCGGCAAGTTTTATAAGTCGTTCCACCGTTACGTCTTTTGAGAACTTAAGAGTTGGTGCATACATTTTTGCGTGTTTTGCGATTTCTTCAACCGTCGAATAGAGAGTTTTTCTGAATCCGTTTAGAAGTTCAATATGAGCAAAATACCCAATAACCTTGTCAGACTTCTTTTGACCGGTGAAGTCAATTGCACCGGTCAGCTTGTCTCTGCCTGATATTTCGCCTTCATACACTACATCCGCATTGATGTACTTGTACTGGCCGGTACGCATTGCAAGCTGTATGAGCCCTTTGTACCCTATAATGAAAGTCGGAGTAGGGACGCCTTTGTTTTTGAACTGCAGGATATAGGCGTAACCTAAAGCTCTGTTGATAGGCAGCTTCAATACGGCTGCCTTCAAGGCTTCCATAACCACTTGGTTCGGATTGCATTCTTGTAACGACTTGTCAGTGTTGTACACGTCGATAACTGACGCAACGAAAGCGTCTGAATTTTGCCCTAATGCATTTCGAAATTGTTCAGCAATAGAGGGAGCTTTCAGTTTATCTTTTAGTACGTCAACGGGCCTCGTTTTTGCGACTTGCTGATCGCTGCTTGTTTGTTGATTGGTAGTTGTCATTTTTTTAATTATTTAATTGTTAATATTTCGCATGTTGGATCAACGTATAGGTTGATTATTTGAGCTTGCATTTCAGGTATAACTGTTGTCGATTCCCTGTTATCAATGAATATTGGAGCGCAGATATCATAGCTGCTTCCGATACCGTTTATGATATCCAATCCGGCATATATTTTCTCTGCATTGGAAAGCGTTGAATAGTTCGTACCGTTCATCGTTGCCTCACAGTCCGGCACCACTTGCCCGTCCACTTGTTCTTTGAATAGCCTGAATTGCACTTTTTCGAAAAGCATATTTATTCTGCTTTCGTATTCTGTGTTCTTTGCAAATTCAAATTCCTTGATGGTAAATTCCTGTTGTTCGAGTTTTGCAAGCTCTTGATTGAGTTTTGATTTCCTCTCGTTAATTTCATCGATCGACTTTTTAAGATTCTCGATAATTTCACGGTTATACAAACGTTTTTTAAGAGCGTCGATTTCGGACTGTAAAGTACGTTTGTTGTTTTTCAGCATGTCTATTGAGTCTCTGTCAACAGGAACGCTGATCTTTTCTCTTAACTCGCGTATTTTTGCCTCGTTGGCTTTGAATAGTATAGATTCTCTGTACTGAGGCTTCTTTTCTTTGAGAGCTTGTATTTCGGCTTTCAGCTTTTCAATTTGCGTCTGCTTCTCGGATGTGTCAGGAGCGTCGGGGATGTTTAGATGCTGTATCTCGCTTAACAAGCTGTCAACCATCTGCCTTATTTTCTTGCCATCTTCAAGGTTGGCTGCAAGTCTTTCGGATTTAGACTTGTTGAATGCCTCCTGCATATGGTTGCGTCTCTCTTCAATATCTTGCTCCGGCAGCTGCTGCTTGCAGGTTGGGCAAATAAGCTCATTTTCGTTAAACTCCAGCTTTTCGGCATTGATCTCTTTCCATTGTTTACGCAAGGATTCGATCTTATCCTGATAATATTTCAGGTCTTTCTCGAGGCTGTCTTTTCGTGATTTTTTTGTCTTATAATCCCTCTCATCATCACCGATTGAAAGAAGAAGGCGACGTATCTCGTTCTCTTTCCTCTCAATATCATCGGCAATTTGCTGTTTTTCGATACGTTCGAGTTTGGCATTGTCTGCAAGATATTGATTGATCTTCTCCTGAATAGCAAGCACTTCTTTTTGCTCCTCTTCTCCTTTGGCCAAAGCGTCAGTCATGAAAAGATCAATCTTTTCGATATCTGCTTGAAGCGATTTTATTTTCGCTTCTATCTCATCCCAATCATCCGTTTCCGGCATGTTCCGGTTAGTTGTTTCAATTTCGGTAGGTATGCGTTCGAGTTGCTCTTTTATCCTCCTTTTACGGGCCAACAATTCTTTTTTGAAATTGTCGAACGAAACTCCGGTCACATACTTCAACAACTCTTCAAACTCCGGCTTCTGTGAAGCTATCTGTTCGTTTGTAATTTCCGGAATAAGAGAGAACAAGATATCCCTTTGTTGTTCCTTTTTAAGGCTTGTAAAATAGTGAGGATTCGTAACTGTTTTGAACAATGTCTCCTCGCAAATATCTGCAACCGCCTGGTCATAGTCCGACTTTTTAACGCCAACGTCATTTATGTAGTAGTCGGTTGTGTTTCCCTTAAAAATCTCTTCATTCTCGCCTCGAGGCTTAATCCACTCCTCTCTGTACACGCGCCTTAACGATGTCTGTTTTTCGTTTACGAGTATCTCCGCTTCAACTTCAACATTAACGCGATTTTCACCTTTAGGCTTAAGCTCATGATCGGAACGGCCCTCATGATCCTTGCCGAACAACAACCATAACCAGGCATCATATATTGATGTCTTACCCGAACCATTCCTTCCGTGAATATCCAATACGGTTGGAATATCGTTCAATTCAAATTTCTGCACTCCCCTAAAATTAAGGAGCGAAATGCTTTTTAGTTTTACTGTTTTCATATACACTATTTTTTAAAAAATTAGTTTCAATAAGAGTGTCCCTCCTATTTGTTGTGCGCAGATGTTTCCATCCCTTAGCCATCATTTTTTTGCCCTATTATCTTCATCTTTTAAGCCCGTCATCGTACAAGTGGGATTATCTTATCATCTATTCATACAAATCATCTGCAGGACACTCTTCTCCATCATCAATTGGCTGTGTTCCCGGACAAGAACCTAATCTTTTCCGGGTATGTAAAAAATTCAGACTACGGTCTTGTTAACCTTCACCGCAAGGATTAATGCATTGTATTGCATAGCCTGAATCCGTGTTTTTGCACTTCCTGTCGTGCCGGCATTGCTTTCAGTATGTAGCCGTATCGTCCAAAAAGTCAATGATCGCTTTTGTGCGGCAGTCCGGAATCGAACCGGAATTTTCCTTTTCTGCCGCGTTGCGCCTGCTCTCACGAGCAGGTTTTCCGCTTTCTCAAAATTTACTAATCAATTAACATCAAGGCTGTCTCTCCACCCTCGTTTATGATGTAGAATCCGTCGATTCTGCCGTTATTCCGTCTCGGGATGATGTTTTCTTTCGGAACTATGCCTCTCGCGTAATTTAAAGCATGTATCACCATTCGGTCGTGCTCCGTCATCCATCTGCCCTGATAGAAGCAAAGATTTCGAATAGGTCTTTTATTGCTTTTCTTTTTCATAGGACGTTGATCAAACAGATAATCAATTCTACCATGAAGTATATCCCTATGAGGCCGACTGTCACGAACATGTATTTTTCTTTCTTTTTCATATGTCAGATTATTTTGTTCTTTATTAATAATCTATCTATGCTTTCGAGGTTGTAGAAGTATTTCCCTCCTACACGAGAGAAACTAACTCGGGCTTCGTCCCTTAATGTTTGCAGAAAATCGTCACTGCAATCCAGATAGGCCCTTGCCTCTCTTGCCGAAAGCCATGTCTTTGTAATCGGCTCAATCTTTCCCTGTTTCATACGGCTGAAGTTCTACGGTTATGAATTTATTGATGAAATACTGTTGTCCCTTTGGAGTGATCTTTACGGTATGCTTTATGAAAGATGATTCGCCTACGGTGATAACATTTTCAGTCATGAAAAAAACTTTAAGGTCTGCCGCAATCTGCGTTGGAGTGTAATCGGCTTCGTATCTCTGTTTCTTGTTGCTCCATCTGGTTCTACGGATCAGGTATTTATTGTTTACCATCCATTCATACAAGCGAACTTCTCCGACGTTTACTCCGGATTGGCAAATAAGTTTTGCCAAATCTCTCATGAGTATATTTGTATCTGCTCCGGTAACAGCTTCGGCAAAGCGAACTTTTGGAGCTTGTTCGGTTAGCAGCCTTTGCTGCGATTCTATTACCTCTTGCTGTTCGGCCGCAAGGAGAAGGGCTTCACGGAATGTTGAAGGAACAGTGAATCCTCCGTTTCTGATAGTTTGCTCCATTTGGTTGAAGGCGTTTATGTAGTCTTCTTTGAATTTTGCGGCTTTCTCGCCAGTGAAGCCCATAGCAAGAAATGAAAAACCATCCTTGTTCATGTAGCAAATTCTTTCCTTTACTGCTCCAATACCCTGATTTTCAACGAACGCAAAATTGCGTTCGAAGAAATCTCTCGAGCAATCAAGATTATCAATAGCGCGAAGTACATCGGCATGCCTTTTGCCAAATGTTCTCGCAACCAACAAACTTGTTGTTACCGGATTCCCTTTTTCTGATTTAAAGACTAATTCTTCCATGATATTTTATCTTAATCTTGTTACTTGCGTTTTTCCGGCCAATTCCCTGACAGATACAAAAAATCGGCCTTCCTTCTTTTGTTTTGCCCTTGTAGCAGCTGCCTTAATTGAAGATGTAGGCATTATCTTAAATGGTATAATAATTGTTTCTCCCACCTTCATTTGCAATAATGTCTGTCGGGGAGAAACTTTTTTTACAATTTTAGGATTCATATTCATATTGTTATTATATTTGCTATTTGATATTTATCGGTTACAGTTCATATTTATAAAGTATCGATATGCAAATATATAGTAATACTAAATACGAACCAAATAAAAATATAGAATTTCTAAATTATAAATGTAATTTATATTTATTCTAAATAATATTATATGTAATATGTTGGATTATAATATTTTATATGATTTATATATTAGATAAAAATAATTATTACCGATTAGTATTACTAAATATGGAAACACTTAAAGAGAGATTAATTGAATTTATCAATTACAAAGAGATGTCAAGGAGAGCATTTTTGCTATCTTGTGGTTTTAGTGAAAGCTACCTCAATAATATTAGTAAGGGGATCAGCTATGATGCTATTGAAAAGATTAAAAACAAATATCCGGAATTATCAATGCCATGGCTAATTCTCGGTGAAGGGGAGATGATCAAAGGCGAGAGTGTGCAAAAGATTCACAATCCGCCTTATCCTGAAGCGATCAACGAAAACATAGTAGTTCCACTCTTCGACATTGAAGCTGCGGCTAACCTTGCAAAGATCATGACAAAAGAAAACGAAAATATAATAGGATATATCTCTCTCCGCAATAAACATTAATAATCAATCATTTGTAAAATTAGTACACGAAAATGCACACAATATGCGTTCAAATATGATTTTTTGCTTAGAATTTTATTTTTAATCCAAATTCATGTCCGGTATAACTATTATTCATGTCGTACAAATATTTATATTCAACCCCTACATTATTGTAAAACACACCTCCGCCGGCTCCTGTAATTCCAAATGTATTATATGATGCAGAAGCGAAAGGAACAATAACACGTTCTTTTTCACGTGTTATTACTTTTTGCACTGGCGTAAACGAGTAATTGAATTTTTGAAGTTCATTATATTGTATCATTTGATCAACGTCTAACTTACCATTTTCATCATCAAACACATTGAAAGCATATTTTCTTTCAGAAACGTAATTATCAATTATTTTAGCTGTATCGACTATTTGAACAATGATTTTCTCTCTATCCACATAAAATGTATCTTTCTTTGTAGGCAAAAATACCGTTGTAGGTATTGTTGATGTGATAAATCCAGGCACTTCTATTGTACGATAAACAGTTTCCCCTTTCACGAATTTAACTGTCTCTTTTTGTTTTGTTGTTAATCGACCTGCGAAAAAAGATACCACACATGCGATTAGGACGAGGATTATTTTGTATTGAATCTTCATAATCAAATTGTTTTAATAGATTTGAGCCGATTTAACCAACCTTTCAAAAATCTTTTATTGGTGTACTTCAACAACTCTTTTTCTGTTGCCTTTCTTCCAATTTTTTGTTCGTAACTTGCAATACTCTTTTGGGTAATTTCATTGAGAAAATCAACACGCGCTTTGTAAATTGCATCAAATAATTGATCGGGATCTGCAAAATTAACAGCTGACAATGTTTGATTTCCAACAATTCCATCTTGCTCAACCCCGAGTATCCGTTGTGGAATTACAATACCGTGCTTGCCAGAACACCACACCCAATCGACCAATATATTGGCAACCTTTTGACTTTCAATTTTATCTGCCTGCCACCTATCCCAATAGTGAGGTTTAAGAACACGATCACGAACATCTTCGACGGACAACAATTTTAAATCGTAAATATCAATGTCGCCATCACCGTCTTTATCATAGCCAACTTGACGCCAAGTGCCAAGTGTAACACCTTTATTTGTTGCACCGCCGGCATCTGCCTGGTCGTTTACAAAACCTCCCTCCCAACGAAGAATGAAAGGCAACAATATATCAATCTTTGCCATTGTTATCACCTTTCTTTTCTTTAAGTTCATGCAAATCAATGTCAAAATGCCTTTCAGTTTTATCAACAAGAATGCGTTGGGCTATCTTTGCCCATCTTGCATCGGTACACGAACTTTCGTTCTCAAGCATCGACCATATTTGCCAAAAGCACACTGCACCGGCGACTATATTAGATAACTTCACAGGTAAACCCTCAAAAATGAAGTTTTCTATTAAAAATACAAGCAAAATCAAAGCATACGTTTTTAATAGTGTCGTAAAAACACGTCCGGCATAATTTGATTTGAATTTGCCGTCATTCGCTCCCGGATATTTCTTTTTTACTCGTCTTGATAATGACCAAGCCGTATAACAATCCATGAAAACGGCCAATGTGCAAATCAATATGAACGGCAACGTTGGTTCAAGAAGAGCAAATATTGAGCCTAAAACAACAAATAATGACTTTCCAAAAAAGCCCGACAATTGAATGAGAAGATCTTTCATCTAATTTACTTTTTATTTGAATTGAAAACATTTACCAACTTTGACAATTGTTGTGTCAAGAGGATATAATTGTAATGATTCAAGACCTTTTTCTTTGCGCTCTGTGTTTATTGATTGAATGTTTGCTTCTGCTTTTTGTATTGAGTTGATCAATATATCCGATCCTGTAAAGCAGGAACGGCGTTCACCATCTGGCGTTCCATCTGCGTGTTTCACATAAGAACCGTTTTCTAAAAAAGTTGCAAGAACCACTTGCATTTGCATACGCAAACCAGATTGATTTTTACCCGGAAATTTTGTAGGCTGTATGATTGTTTTTTCAATCAAGATATGACGATCAAATAGGTCTTCAATATCAATACATTTTCCAATAATCACATCGGATCCAATGCCAAGTTCACTAAATTTTGCCATGATTTTATATATCCTGTTCTTCAAAATCATGATTTAGCATAGCATCAACATCTTCTGTAAAATGCAAAAACTCTTTGTATGCGTCAACAGCCGATGAATCTATCTTTATTTCAAGAATATGTTTGTTGTAATCATTCAACAATGCAAATTCTTTAGTTTCGTCGATAACGGAACGAATGATTGCCTTTTTCAATACTGCTTTTGTCGGTTGTTGCCAAACCCGGACTTCACGACATTTCCAACCAATTTGGGTTTCTTCGGTTTGCCCGTCAGGAATATCTATTTCTGGTTCAATGTTATACCGGTACAAATAAGAACCATCATTGTCTTGCTCAAACACCGATGGTTTGCCGTGTTCAAGGTCATACCTTGCGTTCGGCGCGAGTAAATTTAAGTTCATACGGAAATGTTTTTGATAGTTTGTTAATTAAATTAATTGAATTGCAATATTTACACCATCCCCACCAAGAACATATTTGTTGTTTGTATTGCTCTTTTGTCGGTGTAGTCTTTCTCTTATTTAATTTTGCCACCCGGCTGCAAAATTTATGTTTGATAGATTTACGCAAAAGAGTGTGGGAGTGGAAAAATCTATATCCTAAAAAATCAATGCCCCGACTATCGACCGGGAAAACCTGATAATTTCGTTTTACCTTCAACTTAAGACGATCTGAAAAATATGCACGTATTTCATGCAAAAGCGAATGAAGTTCGTCCTTGTCCGATCCGAGTATCACAATATCATCAGCATAACGATAATAATATTCGATTCCTTTTTCTTCCTTGATCCAATGATCAAAATATGCCAAATATAGATTTGCAAAATACTGTGATAAGTAATTTCCGATTGGCACACCGTCGGCGGAATCAATTATTTCATCAAGTAACCAAAGCAAGCGTTTATCCTTTATTTTTCGCCGAACAATCTGTTTTAAGATGTCGTGATCAATAGAAGGATAAAACTTGCGAACGTCGATTTTAAGGCAATATCTTGTCTCTTCAGGATCAAGTTTTAGTTGCCTTTTTAAACGTTTAGCCGCCGCATGTATTCCACGATTCTTTATACAAGAATAGGTGTCTTTTGTGAACACGGATACCCAGATAGGCTCGAGAATATTCATAATAGCATGGTGAGTAATGCGATCCGGGAAGTAAGGCAATTGATAAATTTCACGTTCTTTTGGCTCAAAAATGGTGAATATGTGATATTTTGAAGTTTTGAAAGTTTGATTCTTCAAACTTTCGTGCAGTGAAAGCAAATTGGCTTCACGGTTTTTGTCGTGAAGTTGTACGCCATAGGACCGCGATTTACCTTTGCGGGCTTTTTCATCAGCAAGCCGTAAATTATCAAGGCTTATGACTTTTTCATATAAATCACCAATTCGCTTCATTACTTCTTTGTTTGCTTGTATATTTGGATTCTTCGGGTTTCCCCTACCAAAACCGTTTTACTTATGTTATTTTTTGCCCTTGGTTTCCCAAGTCATACGGGACACATCGACCCGTTTTTGTGGCAAGGTTTCCGTTATGCAACTATATTTTACAAGCATAGCTGAGAACCGATATTCGCATTCGCATTCGTAGCCGTATTATTCGTATTCGCATAAACGAAGCCTGCATTCGCTCCATTATTCGCATTACCGCTGAACAAAACGCCACGACAACGGACAACCTTATTTTTCATTTTTCAAACATCATATTTCTACACCTCGATTTGCTTACGCTTCGATTTGTGGAATAAAGCAAAGCCGAGAACCGAAAGTCGCATACGCATACGAAGCCGTAGAATACGTATGCGCACAAACGAAGCCCGCAGCCGCCCCAAGATTCGCAGAACCGCCGAACAAAACGCCACGTTCTGAAACGCCACTTGCAGGAATGCTTGTATAGAAATAATCGCAAAAATAGGTGGTTGAACCAGCCCCTACCATCAGGGGCATAATCTCGCCATATTCACCCAATATTACTTCTTTTACATAGCCGGTTGTGCGCGGCAAATTGCCACGTAATTGGTAATTTGCTGTTCCGGAACTTGTGAAGTTCGCCGGATTATCACATACATAAAATTCAGATAATCCACCGTCTGCGTCTGACTGAATCATACATTTGCACCCGTCCGTCCATTTCCAAACGTGTCCAAAGGGATTTTCAACACCACGATATGATGGAACTTGTACGGTCAGTGTCCCATATTCTGCTGGCATAACATAATCGACCACACCTGAACGATTGCCCAAACTGTTTGTATGTCCGCACGGAATTACCGGATAATATCCATTAAAAGCATTCCATAACGAATCGGTCAACGTGGTTACACCTGCACCAAGTCCGCCTTGTCGGTATCCATCGGGAGTCAATTCTGCATTGAACGTGTCTTGTGAGTTGAAATTGGCATATTCAACTGAGAACAACCAGAACAGTTTGCGTTGAATTTGATAGGTGTTACAATTCCAGGATACAGATCCTCGATTACGTGCATATGTCCTAAAATTGTTAAGTGAAATGTTTGTTGCCGGTTTGCCAAGTTGCGTTTTGCTCAAAGCATCCCAATCGGCTTGGTTTCCACCACCACGATAATCCGCGGTTGTATTAACAACCGATGCAAGTTTGTTTGTTGTACGTTCAACGGTTGCTTCATACGCCGAAACATAATCTTTTGACCATTTGATAAATCCAGGCAATTGATGGTCGGACATCAAACAACGCCGTTTTGTACCGTCCATTTCGAAACGAACAAACATGTCCGGTAATTCAACCATTACCATTCCGTTCGAACCGTCAAGCGTGGCATTTGCGCCATTATCACGTTTTGCCGAATCATTCGCATGTAGGTAATAATTCACCGTTCCGTCATCTTTCAGAACACAACGGCGCATCAATGATTGAATCGGCAACGATTGGTGCAACTCCATTTTCCCCACACGTGTTGGTTTTGGATTTGAAACGGTGGTATCCCATTCGATGCCGTAATAATAATCATAAGGAAATTGGGGCCTTGTTGCCCCTACACCGATTAATAGTCCCATATTAGTAACCGTATTTTAAGTTTAAACTTGTAAGTGAAGTTTGCTTCACTTCCTTAACTATTTCCGGGTTCCAACCAACTTCAAACTTGGTTGTTACAAATTCACCTTCAGCCATTCCATTTAGTCGGACTTGTAGTTCGACATATTGTGTTCCGTCGTTTTTAATATTGAACGGTTGGCCGTCTGATAGTGAAAAATTGGCATTATTCAGATTGGAAATTGAACCCATTTTCCCGATCTGTGCGCTTACCATATCGCCGCTTCTTGTTATCATAATCGCATAATTTTAATTCAAAAATAATGTTTTGTATTACTATAATACACAATGTTGCATAAGTATAGAATAACTTTCACAACATCGATTCTAATCTGTTTATTTCATCCCTTATTGCCTGCCTTTCTTCGTGCAGCGTTTCAATGTCATAAGGTAAATTA